CACTTTTTTTGAGCCTCTGACCTGCGAGGATGACCGTGAGTGACGACGACGCGACGCTCTCCGCGAGCGTCAGAATCGAACACGACGCACTCACTGAGGCCGTCCGCGACTCCCCCGAAGCGGTCCTGGTCCGGTTCCTCGCTGCATTGATCGACGGCGCGTCCGCGCGCCCCTCCGATGTGGCGTCGCTGTCCAAGGAGTTCCGCGCGGCGAATGACGCATTGCGTGAGGCGGTGCTACGAGCCGGGAAGCGTGGTGACTCCGTCGATGCCCTCGCCGCGAAGCGTGCCGCGCGTCGGAAGTCAGCGTCCGCGAATCCTCGTCGCGCCGGAGAGCGTCAGCAGTAGCGGCGCGGAGGCGGTTGAGCTCGCGCGTCAGGCCGGGCTGGTCCTCGACCCGTGGCAGGCCTACGTCCTCGAGGTCGGCCTGGGCGAGCGCGCCGACGGCAAGTGGTCGGCGTTTGAGACGGCGGTGATCGTCAGCCGGCAGCAGGGCAAGGGCGCGATCTTCGAGGCGCTGGCCCTGGCGAAACTGGTGCTGTTCGAGTCGGAGTTGTTCATCTACTCGAGCCACGAGTTCAAGACTTCCCGCGAGGCGTTCCGTCGCATCGGCGCGTTGATCGATTCGACGCCGGAACTGTCGTCGCGGGTGCTTCGGACGGTGAAGAACCCGTCGGAGTTCGGCTACGACTTCCGCCAGGGGCAACGGCTGCGGTTCTTCGCTCGCTCTGGCGGGTCGGGCCGCGGCTGGTCCGCCGATGATCTGTTCTTCGACGAGGCTTTCAAGCTCGGTGGCGAGGCTATGGCTGCGCTGTTGCCGACGTTGTCGACGCGCCCGAATCCGCAGGTGTGGTACGCGTCGTCGGCTGCGTTGTCGTCGTCGGATCAGTTGCACGCGCTGCGGCGTCGGGCGCTGGCCGAGGGCGATCACGGGCGGCTCGCGTATCTCGAGTGGTCTGCGCCTGAGGATGCCGACGTCCACGACCGCGATGCGTGGGCGCTGGCCTGTCCGGCGCTCGGCTATCGACTGACCGAGGAGTTCATCGAGTCGGAGGTCGAGGCGATGCCGGAGGCTGAGTTCCGCCGGGAGCGCCTGTCGATCCCCGATTCGCCGGAGTCGGCGTCGGGTGGCATTGATGCGTTGGCGTGGTCGGCGTCGGCCGATCCGCACTCGCGTGCGGTCGACCCGGTGTGCTTCGCGCTCGAGGTCGGCGACGACCGCGAGTGGTCGTGCATCTCCGTCGGCGGCAAGCGTGCCGACGGGTTGTGGCATGGCGCGGTCGTCGACTACCGGCGTGGTACGGAGTGGATCGTTGATCGTGTCGCGGAGCTGTGGCGGAAGTGGTCACCGGCTGCGTTGGTCGTCGACCCGTCGTCGCCGGCTGGTTCGTTCATCCCGCTGCTTGAGGCTCGTGGCGTGGTCGTCACGAAGGTGACGGTCCGCGATGTGGCTGCGGCGTGTGGCTGGTTCTACGACATCGTCCGTCAGGGCGACTTTCGTCACCGTGACGATCCGGCGTTGAACGTTGCTGTGCGTGCGGCGACGCGGCGCACTACTGGCGATCTGTGGCGTTTCGAGCGCCGGTCGTCCACTGACATTTCCCCGCTCCTGTCCGTCGTCCTGGCGTTGTCCGCCGCTTCCCGTGAGCGGACGCCGTTGAACGACGCGGACCTGATGCAGACCTTCCACTGACAGGAGCCATCGTGCGCTACGTCACCACGCTCCTCGAGGTCGCTGCGTGTGGGTTCCTGGCTGTTGCCGCTGTGGTGGCGTTCGGGCTCGCTGGCGCGCTTGCTGCCGCTGGTGGCCTGTGCGTTGCGGCGTCCTACGTCATCTCGCGGGGTAGCGCATGAGCCTGTTCTGGTCCCGCAAGACGGAGACCCGAGACATCTCGTACGGCGACGTGTGGTCCCGCGGCGGCGACGTTTCGGCGATCTCCGCGTCGACGATCAACTCCGCGCTGCGGCTGGCCCCGGTCTACGCGGCTACCCGCCTGATCGCTGACCAGTTCGCGGCAGCTCCGCTGCGTGCGTACAAGGTCGCACCGGATGGCACCCGCGGTCGCATGGACCGTCAGCCATCCCTCATCACTGCGCCGTCGGGGACGGTGTCAGCGTTCACGTGGAAGTACCAGGCGATCACGTCGGTGCTGCTGCGGGGCAACGCGTACGGCGTCATCACGTCGACGGACGCGAACGGTTGGCCGACGACGATCGAGTGGCTGAACCCCGACAAGGTCACCGTCGACGAGTCTCTCGCTGCGCCGCGGTACTTCTACGACGGTCGCCCCCTTGACCGACTGTCTGTCGTTCACATCCCTGGCTACGTCGTCGCCGGTTCGTGCGTCGGTGCTTCGCCGCTGACTGCGTTCAAGACCGTCATCGAGACGGGGCTTCGGGCGCAAGAGTTCGGCAACGACTGGTTCAAGAACGGTGCCGTGCCCGGTGGCATCCTCAAGAACACGAACCAGTCCATCGGCCCGGAGGTGGCGCAGGCTGCCCGTGACCGGTTCAAGGCTGCAACGCGTGGCCGTGAGTTGTTCGTCACTGGCTCGGACTGGGACTACTCGACGCTGTCGGTGCCGGCGGATGAGGCCCGGTTCATCGAGACGTTGAAGCTGACAGCGACGCAGATCGCCAACGTGTACGGCGTTCCGCCGGAGCGTGTCGGCGGCGAGACCGGCTCGAGCATGACGTACGGCAACCGTGAGCAGGACTCGCTCGACCTTGTGACCTACGGGCTGCGTCCGTGGTTCGTGCGGTTCGAGGAGGCGCTGTCGTCGCTGATGCCTCGCCCGCAGTACGCGAAGTTCAACATCGACGCGATCGTTCGCGCTGACCTCCTTACTCGGATGCAGGCGCATGAGATCGCTACGCGCGTCGGCCTCGAAACGAACGATGAGGCCCGCGAGATCGAGGACCGTCCGCCGCTGACCACGGATCAGAAGGCCGAGTGGGTTGACACCTACCGCAAGGCCGCTACCCCCACGACCGCGCCAGGCGCGACCGGAGGAACCCCGTGAACGTCGAGCGCCGCTACGTGAAGTCTCCCATCGAGTTCCGGGCCGCCCGCAAGGCCGGTAGCCCCGGAACGTTGACGGGCTACGCCCTCAAGTACGAGACCCTGTCGCAGAACCTCGGCGGGTTCGTCGAGACGGTGGCCCGTGGTGCCGTCGACAAGTCCCTCGCGGACGGCCTCGACGTGCTGGCGCGGTACAACCACGAGGACAACATGCTGCTCGGGCGTACGTCGTCGGGGACCGTGTCGCTGTCGTCGGACGAGGTCGGGTTGGCGTACACCGTCGACCTGCCCGACACCACCGTCGGGCGTGACCTCGCGGTGCTCGCGGAGCGCGGCGACGTGTACCAGTCGTCGTTCGCGTTCTACACCGTCGCCGACTCGTGGGGGCAGACGGAGCAGGGGTTCCCGCTGCGCACACTCGAGCAGGTCCGCCTCGTCGACGTCGCCCCCGTGAACACCCCCGCGTACCTCGACACGTCGTCCGGTCTACGTTCCCTCGCTGAGGCGCGCGGCCTGTCGTTCGACGACGTCCGTACCGCCGCTGAGGCCAACCGCCTCGCGGAACTCATGTCCCCCGCCCCCGTCGCTGACGAGGAGCGGACCGCCGCCGAGGACGAAGTCGAGATCCCGCAGGTCGACAACCACGGGCTCGTCGTCATCCGTCAGCGGCTGATGCAACTCCAGTTGCGTCGTCCCTCCTGAGAGCAGCGCGCCCCGCACTCTCGCACCCCCCATTCCTAGCCCCGTCCTCGTATGAGACTGACGGGGCTTTCCGCTGCCCGAGTGCAGCAGAAGGGACACCTAACCGTGTCTGACGACCTGATTAAGCGCCTCTCTGAGAAGAGGATGAACACCTGGGAGCAGGCCAAGGCCCTGCTCGAGGCTGCCGAGGCTGAGGGCCGCGAGCTCTCCGCTGAGGAGGAGGCCAACTGGCAGCGCGCCAACGCCGACCTCAACTCGTCCGACGAGCGCATCAAGGCCCTCGTCGACGCCGAGAAGCGTGCCGCTGCCGCCGATGCCGCGTTCGCGGAGATCGAGCGCCGCCCCGTCGCCGACGAGGCCCGCTCCACCTACCGTGACGAGGTCCGCTCCTTCGCCCGTGGCGAGAAGCGTTCCCTCGAGGTCAGCGCCTCGGACCTGTCGAAGGCCGTCGAGGCTCGTGACATGGTCAAGGGCACCGCGACCGCCGGTGGTAACACCGTCCCCACCTCTTTCGCGGGGATGCTGTGGGAGCACCTCATCGAGACTGCCGCGATCGCCGGCGTGTCGACCGTGTTCCAGACCGCGGGCGGCGAGAACTTCGAGGTGCCGATCACCTCGACGCACTCCACCGCTGCACTGATCGCGGAAGGTGGCTCGCTCACCGAGTCCGACGCCGTGTTCCAGAAGCGCACCCTCGGCGCGTACAAGTACGCGTACTCGTTCCAGGTCAGCTCCGAGCTGCTCCAGGACGAGGGCGTGGACCTGACCGCGTACTTCGCGCGTCAGGCCGGTACCGCGCTGGGCAACGCGTTCGGCGTTCACCTCGCCACCGGCACCGGTTCCTCGCAGCCGTCCGGCGTGACGCAGACGTCGACCCTCGGCGTCACCGGTGCTACCGGCGTCGTCGGCGTGCCCAACGGTGACAACCTGATCGACCTCTTCTACTCGGTCATCAGCCCGTACCGCAACAGCGACAAGTGCGCGTGGCTGTTCCGTGACAGCACCGCCGGCACGATCCGCAAGATCAAGGACTCCTCGGGTGGTGCCGGTATCGGTAACTACCTCTGGACCCCCGGCTTCGGTAGCGCGCCCGACACCATCCTGGGCAAGCCCGTCGTCATCGAGCCGAACATCGCCGCCACGGCGCTGTCGGCCAAGTCGGTCGTGTTCGGCGACATGTCCCGTTACTTCGTCCGCATCGCGGGCGGCGTGCGCTTCGAGCGCTCGGACGAGTTCGCGTTCCAGAACGACCTCGTGACGTTCCGCGCGATCCTCCGCGGCGACGGCATCCTCGCCGATCAGACCGGTGCGGTGAAGCACTTCGTCGGTGCCGGTACCTGATCGGTTCGGTTCCTGACTCTGGCGGGGCTGGCATTCGTGTCAGCCCCGTTGGGGTGAAGCCCCGCACCGACCTGACCACAGGAGAACCCCATGCCCCTCGTTCGCATTCTGCGCCAGCCGACCGGTACGCGCGACAACGTCCCGTGGCCCGCCCCCGGCGACACCCTCGACGTGCCTGCCGCTGAGGCCGATGACCTCGAGCGCATCGGCATCGCCGAGCGCGTCGCGGTCGAGAGGGCCGCACCCGAGAAGGCCACTGCACCCGTCACCGAGACGGCTGCCGCCCCGAAGCCCCGCACCCGCAAGTCCTAGCCCCCACCACCCTCGAAGCAGGAGCGCCACTATGGCTCGCTACGCCACCACTGTCGTCTCGCAGACGGCGCAGCTCGCAGGCGTCAACGCAACGACCACCGTCAACGGCTACATCGGCTACACCGGAGCGTCCGCCACGGCGGGGTTCCGTATGCGTCGCATCACCGTCGGCGTCCGCACCACGACGGCGTCGGTTCCGACGTCGCAGCAGATCACGGTGGGCCTGTACCGCCAGACCGTCGCCCCCGCCGGCACGGGCCTCGCGGCTGCGCAGCTCGGTGGTGCGCTGGAGACTCACACGCTCCAGACCGACCCGACTGTCGGCACCATCGTCACGACCGCGACGACGATCGGTACGACCGGCCCGACGCTGACGACGGCGACGCCGCTGCACTCGGTGACGTTCAACTCGCAGTCGACCGTCGACTTCCCGCTGGAGTTCCTCGAGGAGCTCGTGGTGGGCATCGGTACGGCGAACGGTCTCGCGTACGTGAACATCGGCAACACCCTGCCCGCTGGTCACCTGATCGTTCTGTCGCTCGAGTACGAGGTCTGAGCGTCCCAAGGTCGAGCCGGAAGGTGACCACAGATGGCTGACTCCAGCGTTGCGATCACGGCGGGCACTGGCACGAACATCGACACCCACGTCCCGACGGGTGGCGATCACCGGCAGGTGGTTGTCCTCGGGTCGCCGACGACGGTGGCGAACGTGGCTGAGGTGTCGTCGGCTGGTGCGGTGTACATCCAGGGTTTCCAGGGTGCGCGTACCGCGTACTCGGTGACCGCTGCGGGTAACTCGGGTGCGCTTGCTTGCGCCAACTACAACATCGCCACCGTCACCGTCACCGGCACGTATGCCGGCGTGACCCTGATCTTCGAGGGCAGCGACGACGGCGGCACGACGTGGTTCCAGATCCAGGGTGTCCGCGTCGACTCGTTCATCGCGGAGTCGTCGTCGGGTTCACTGACGAACACGACACGCGGGTGGGACATCTCCATCGGTGCGTGGACGCACTTCCGGGTGCGGGCTTCGACGTGGACGTCTGGCACTGGCACGGTCGGTATCTCGTTCCAGTCGATGCCGTATGAGGCCGCTCCGACGGTGGGTATCGGTGCGTCGTACAACAACCGCACGGCGGTGCATTACTACGCCGTCGCTGCGGCTGCTGGTGCGACGGGCGTGGAGACGGCAATCACGTTGACGAAGTCGTCGGGTACGGCGGCGACGTCGACGGGTGCTTCGCAGACCCCGACGTCGGGCAAGCGGTTCCGAATCACGGGCCTGTCTGTCGCTACTCGTGGCAACGCGACGGCGACGGTGCAGACGACGACGTTCAACCTGCGAATCAACACGGCGGGTGCTGTCACCACAGCGTCGACGCCGGTGATTCTGTCGGTTCGTTCGGCGACGCCGGCGACGGCGTCGGCGTGGGACCGCGTCACCATCCCGATTGACGAGGGGATCGAGATCGTCGGCGACGGCACGTTGCAGTTCGGCATCACGGCGGCGGCGACGTTCGTCACGAACGCGCCGACGTGGGACGTGACGATCATCGGTTTCGAGTACTGATCCGAGAGGCTTGCCGTGAGCCTCCTGCTGCTGCTCAAGTCGGCCGCTGCTAGTGGTGGTTCGTCGCGTATCGGTGGCGGGGTCGGGTTCGTCAACGCCGGTTCCAACATCGTCCTGACCCTGCCGGCGCACGCGGGCACCGACGGCGTCGCACTGGTCCACTCGACCCGTTCGAGCAACGGCAACACGGCGACGATCTCTGACAGCTCCGGCGGTACGTGGACCGCGTTGACGGGCACGCCGTACGTCAACAACGTCTCCGACAACAACTACGCCTGGTCGTTGCCGTTCACCGCGGCGCGCTCCGGCGCGACGGTCACGGTCGTGTGGACGGGTGCCAACAACGGCGCCGCCGTCCTCGAGGTCTGGACCGGCACCCTCGACACCGTTTCAGCGATCACGTCGGGTGGTGCGGGTACGACGGAGACCGCCGCGGCGATGACCGCGGGTGGTTCGTCGGGTGCGGTGATCGCGTTCGGTGGTGGTCGCGGCAACGCTGACGGCACCACGGAGACGTTGAACACGTCGACGGGTGTCCCGTCGGGGTACTCGAACGCGCAGGCGACGACGTCTACGGCGGTCACTCCGGCGCGTAACGCGCATTCGTGGTCGGCGTCTAAGGCTTTCAGTGGTACGTCGATCGCTTCGGCGGTTGGCACGCTGACGGCGACGGTGAACTCTCGCGGCGCGTATCACGTCACGATCCTCGATCCGGCTGCTGCTGCGGTGGCGTTCGTGTTCGGTGCGTCTCGTGCTCCGCGTCGTGTGCCGGCGTCGCCGCGTCGGTCGCCGCGTGCGTCTGTCGTGGTCCCGGTGCAGGCGACTGTTGCCACGGTGTATCCGCCGGCGGCTCGTCCGGCGAAGCGGTCCCTTCGGGCGCTGCTCCGTCGCGGGTCGGCGCGCAGCGTCGTTCCGGCGCAGGCCGCGCCGGTAGCGCCCGCGTACGTCCCGCAGGCGTCGCCTAAGCGGTCGCTGCGCGCGCTGCTACGTCGTGGACGTACCGCGTCCCCGGTGCCCGCACAGGCCGTTGTGGTGGCTCCGACGTTCGTCCCCACCGCGCCCCCGAAGCGTTCCCTCCGTGGGCTCCTGCGTCGGGGTCGTGGCGTTGCACCGATCCCGGCGCAGGCCACCCCGCTCCGCGTCCCCCGCGAGCGGACCACCCCCCGTCCCGCGGCGCGTTCCCGCATGGCGGCCCCGCCGATGCCGCAGGTTGCGCCCGTCCCGCCGACGTTCGTCCCCCAGTCGAAGCCGAACCGTGGCATCCGTGGCCTCATCCGCCGCGGTGCCGCTGAGACACCCATCCCGGCGCAACCCGCACCGATCCCGCCAGCGTTCGTCGCCCAGACGAAGCCGCAGCGCGGACTCCGGTCCCTGATCCGGCGTGGCATGGCGGACACCGTCGTCCCATCGCAGGCCGCAGCTCCGGCCCCGGCCCGCGTTCCGCAGCCGTCCGCTCGTCGGCGGTTCGGCATCGGTGCCCGCGCCCGGCTCGCTCTCACTCCTCGTCCGCAGGCGACCCCGCCCGTGGACGACCGCCCGCCGTCGCGTACCCCGCGTGCGGTGGTGCGGAGTCGGGTCGCACGACCCCCGTACCCGCAGGCGACCCCGCCCGTAGTCGGGCGGCTCGCACGATCCGCCCGCCCGACACCCCGGCGCGGGCGGATCGTCGTCGGCCCGTTCACCGTCGTCGCCGTCGTCACCAACCCGTCCGGGTCGATCACGGCAGCGGTTGTCCCGTCCGCCACCGTCGCGGGTTCGACGCTCGCCACCGCGACCCTCACCGGTTCGGTGCCCGCGTCGTCGGTGATCGCCACGGCGGCACTCGCGGTCGCATCCGTCACCGGCTCCACCCCGGCGGCGGCGGGTGTGTTCGCGCTGACCATCGCAACCGCGTCGATCGGCACAAGCAACCCCGCAGCGGCAACCGTCGTCGGCTCCACCCCCGCGTCGTCGGTGATCGTCCCCGCAGCCGTCGCCGCGGCGACCATCACCGGCAACCCGCCCACCGGACCGACCATCACCTAGGAGGCCGTCGTGGCGTTCGATCTCGGCGACGTCGCAAACCTCGGCATCACGGTCAAGGACTCCGCGTCGGCGCTCACGTCCGGTGGCACCGTCGTCGCCACCGTCACCGCACCCGACGGCACGTCGACCACCCCGACGGTCACGAACCCGTCGCTCGGTTCGTACACCATCGCGTACACCACGACGCAGGTCGGTCGGCATTCGATCCGGTGGACCGTCACCCTGCCGACGGTCAACGCGCACACCGACGTGTTCGACGTACTCGACCCCAACCTGCTCCCCATCGTGTCCCTGACGGACCTCAAGGCGCACCTGCGGGACACGTCCACGTCAACGGCGAACGACGACCAGTACCGGTACGTGCTCGCGCAGGCGACGGAGATCGCCGAGCGGTACTGCAACCGGGCGCTGCGACGCAAGACGGTCGTCGAGACGTCAGATGGTGACCGTGAGGCCATCGTCCTGCGGGAGCCTCCAGTCATCTCGATCACGACGGTGGTTGAGAACGGCGTCACCCTGTCTGCTTCGGACTACACGCTGAACGCTTCGGCGGGTCTGCTGTACCGGGGCGGGTCGACGTCGTCGCAGGAGTGGTACGACGCACGCCAGACCGTCGTCGTCACCTACGTCGCCGGGTACGCGAACCCGCCGCTCGTCGCACAGCGGTGCGTCCTCGACATCGCGAAGTGGCTGTGGCAGCGGGCACAGAACGGCCCCCGCCCCGGGTTCGGGCAGTCGGCGGACGCTGACACGTTCGGCACCGACGCCCTCCCGACGTGGCTGATGCGCCCGCTCGACTCGCTCGTCATGCCGGGGATCGCATGAGCACGGCAGCGCCGGCGTTCAAGCTCGCCCTGTTCAACGCTTGCGTCGGCCTGTATCCGTCGGCGCTGGTCACGTACGGGCATCCGGGTGCGCAGTCCGCTGACGACATGGTCGGCGTGATGAACGTGACCTCCGATCAGGAGGTCGGCCCCCTGTCGCCGCAGCGCCGCCGTGAGGAGACGCTGACCATCGAGGTCATCTTCTCGTGCTGGCGGGGTGGCGCGGATCAGCGCACCGTCACCGAAGCCGCCTACACCCTGCTGGCGCTGCTGGAGAACTACCTGCAAGACACCGGCGTCTCGGCCTCGACTCAGATCACCCTCGGCGGCACCGTCCGCGATGCCCGCGTCATGGGCCACGAACTCGCCGAGACCGAGGACCCCGCCGACATGGCGCTGGGTCGCCTCGCTGAGATCACCGCAACCGTCACCGCCCGCGTCCGCATCTAGGAGTAACCGTGCCCCGCATCACCTACGTCGGCGGGTTCGCCGAGGCCGACGTCGTCCTCGTCGGCATCTCCGTCAAGCGCGGCGAGGCGTTCGACGCCACCGACGAGCAGGCCGCCGTGCTGCTGCTGTCCGACAACTACGAGCTCGCACCCGCAGCCAAGGCGTCCGCCAAGGCCAACACCGCCCAGGAGGGCTAGTCATGCCGACGCCTTACGACTGCTCAATCAACGTCGCCAAGGAGGTCACCTACGGCACCGCGCTGGCGGGGACCACGGCGTACGAGTTCAACTCCGAGGGCTTCGACTACGAGCCGAACCGCGTGCAGGGCATGGGGCTCCGCGTCAACGGTCGCGTCGCCCGTTCGGGTCGGCGCGTGGAGACGACGAAGCAGGCCGTGGGGTCGCTCGAGGTCGATGCGCAGACCAAGGGCATGTCCCGCCTGCTCGAGGCTGCCGTGGGTTCTGGCACCGCGACGCTCGTCAGCGGTTCGACGTACCAGCACAACTACGTGTTCGCCGACGTTCCGCCGTCGCTGTGTGTGCAGAAGTCGGTGCCGCGCGCTGACGGCACCATCGACCCGTACACGTACGCCGGCGTCATGGTTTCCGGCTGGGAGTTCAACGCCGCCAACGACGACATCGCAAAGTTCTCGTTCGACTTCGACGTGCGATCGATGGACACGGCGCGTGCGTTCGACGCCCTCACCTACCCGACGACGCCGAACCTGTACCACTTCGGTCAGGCCGCGATCACCGTCGGCGGTGCCGTCACCGTCCCGACGACGACTGCGCTCGCCACGGGTGGTACCGCCGCGACCGACGTCCGCGACTTCAAGCTCAGCGTCAACAACAACCTCGCGACGGACCGCTTCAACTTCGGCGCGACGGGCCTCAAGGCCAAGCCGACCGTCGGCCTGCGCGAGGTCACCGGGTCGTTCACCGCCGAGTACACCGCCACGACGTACCGCACGGCGTTCGTCGCCGACACGGACCTCGCGATCACCG